GAGGAAGTAGCTACTTCTTCCTTGAAAGGCCCGCCACAACTACGAGCCCTCCCGGGCTTCCGTGTGCTCTGTGCCCGTCTGCGCACTTGCAGCCGTCGCAGCAGCCCGCGCTGACTGATTCGTAACCTTCGTTTCCATCTTCTGACGGGCCTTGCCCGCCAAACCACCGCCGATCTGCGATGCGGCGGAAATGCCGAGCACCGCTGCTGTCCCCAAACCAGGAACAGCCATCGCTATCAACGGTGCAGCGGCCAAAAGGCCCTGGCCTATGTCAGACCAGAGCCTTTTAGACTTCAAGTTCTTGGGTGGAGGACTCTCCTTTGGGGCCGGCGTGCCAATCTCAGACACCCCAGCAGATAGCTTTCGCCCCAACTGCTGCTCTTTTCCACCCAAAGCCATCTCAGCGCACCACGTAGTCTACAGTAGCAAAGGCATACTCTTTACCCTCACACGTTACCATTGCAGGCTGCTTGGATGCCCCAGAATATGCGGCCTTCTTGAAAAAGACGTTGAAGTCATGCAAATCTTCAAACCGAAGAGGGATGGGAACACCGTTGCTAACAACAATCATCTCATACAAGGTTTTCTTCGGTGGGCGACCCACACGCTTCGGGGCCTCGTTTCCTCCAGCAGCCACAGGAGCTACGGGTGTAGAAGCGTTGGTAGTGGGATTCTTGTTAGTCCCCTTCTTCGGGGTACCTTTCTTGTTTACAGCCATGTTTTCCTCTGGGGTTGTTGTTGGCTAAGGGAAAAAGAATACGGTTACGGGTATCTGAGCGTCAATACGATGCGATGATCGGTGCCGCCGATGAAGCAGGCATTGGACTTCCTGTGTTTATCAGAAACGCCGTCTCAATGGCTCTCTTGCACGGCGGGGCAAACAGATTCGCAGAGGTGTCTCTATCGCCAAAAAATGGATCCTCAGTTGATCAAATGATGGAGTGGTTGTATGCACGCAGCCCAATAGTATCCGATTTCATCGCTTCGGGTGGAGAACTGGAGACAACCGTTAAAACAGCCATCTACTCCGAACTACCCGAAACACAGGCCCGGCGATTTGAAAAAGTGCTCAGTGGACTAAAGATGGAAGTCATCGGACATCAAGAAGGCTGTTCAAGACAAGCTGTTCACGCTTCCATTAAAAGAGCTATCCTTACCTTGAGGACAAGTCACGACTTCGCAAAGGCCCTTTGTGACTCCATGCCGGGCATTGGGCTCACTCCAGACATACTGTTACAGGCGGTGAACAATGAATAACGATGACACAAGCAATGCGACACCAGACAAACGGTTCTCCTTGCAAACCTATGAAGGAATCCTCTTCGTCTGTGAAGATGTCTTGGATAGCTACCGAAAGGGACGGTTTGAGAAGAAGGATGTTGATGCCATTATGAGCGTCGTCACCGTCTCAAGGCAGACGCTCTCGGACAAGGCGCGGTACGCACAAAAGAAGGCAGACCCGCTCAAGCAAGACGAAAACGCAATGATGGGCGTCACCAATACGGGACCATTCAATGTGTTCCCCGGCGGCATTAAATGAGTGAGATTGTTTATCCAAACAGTCCCGACTTCTGGAATCCAGAAAAGTACTGCCAGATGAACAAGATACGCGCCAAAAGTGGCGCATTGGTCCCATTCAACCTCTGGGACCACCAACGCATACTCGCCTCCGCAGTGAACCTTTGCTACGACCAGAACAAGTGGCTCGTACACGTAAAGCCCCGGCAGGAGGGTAGCAGCACATTCTTTACATGCATCGCTGCTCAGCACGCAATGTTCCGAACCGGTTGCCGCGTTGGGCTCATCGCACACAAGAAGGAAACCGCGAAGTCACTCTCCGAAATGGCCGTGCGCTTCCACCGGAATCTCCCTAAAAGCATCAAGCCAAAGAAGACCGTTGGCCTCAAACGGACACTTGAGTTTCCCGCACTTGATAGTCGAATGGTGGTTGCATCCGTCAAAGACGAGGAGCCTCTTCGTGGTGATACTGTACAGGTTCTTCTCGCCACAGAGATTTCAAAGTGGTCGGAAACCGCTGGACCAGATGCCTGGACATCCGCGCTGAACGCTGTCCCAGGTAAAGACGGGTTCGTGATTGGTGAATCCACACCCAGCTACCATGGTGACCAGCTTCACGAAGTTTGCATGGATGCGGAAAACCCGCATAGCAAATGGCTCAAGGTGTTCATCCCATGGACAATGGTGAATGAGTATTCAGTTGAGCCACCACCAGGGTGGGTGCCAGACGCAGTTGTCCGTGAGTACTCAGACAAGCATCACATAAATGCAAGACAAGCCTTCTGGATGCAGACAGAGGGGCTTCAAAAGTGTCGGAACAATCTTGAGCGATTCAGAGCAGAGTACCCGGTCAACGAACTTGATTGTTGGGTTCTGGCTGGAGAATCTATTTTCAACTCGCGTAGGTTGATGTCCATGCTGGATCGCATAGATCGAGGCACCGGACTCAATATCGAGACTCAGGAATATGTTGAGTTCAGGCCGCCAGAAGAAGAGGGTCGGTACATCATCTTCTGCGACCCCGCTGGCTCCTGGGCAAAGCGAGATATGTTCGGTATACAGATACTTGATGTTGAAAACTGCGAGCAAGTAGGCGAGTTTCTCGGGCACTGCGAAGCCTTCAAAGCAGCACGAATGATTGCCAAATGGTCGAAGCGATACAATGATGCCCGCATTTACGTGGAGTCTAATGGTGTGGGGGAAGCAGTTCTTTCACACCTACTCGCAATGGGGTGTCGCAATATCTACCACCGTAAATCTCAGTCAATGGGGAAAAGCGGATACGCAAGGGTTCCCGGCTGGTACTCTACGGCAAAGACGAAGGCGCAGGCCATTAGCTTTTTGCAAGAACTCATCGAAGACGAATCTCTTACACTCTACTCATCACGATGCATCAGACAGCTTTTGAACTACCGAGGCCAATGGGACAAGCTCTCACGAGACTCCGTTGGCGGACACTACGACCTTGCAGCAGCCATGGCGGGAGCCGCCTGGGCATGGAGAATCGAGGTGGGTGGCAAGTGGGAGCGTCGAAAGCTATCAGAGAAGGAACAAACCCAACGAAACTGGCGTCGATTGATGAACAAGATTGACCGATCAACCAGAACAGAGTGGAATAGTCCCTGGGGCCAGCACAAATGAACGCTTTCTCAGATCTTGAAAGAATGTCACACGCAGAGAAATCTGTTCGTAAAATGGTGGCCCTTGTTCACCAGACAGAAGAAAACTTTAAGCAGTACCGTGCAGACGAGTTGATTCGGAACCTCTCCTATTATCGAGGAGAGTTCTGGAACGGCGACGGGTACTCAATGGGCGTAGAGGCAAGGAGTTCAAGAAACTATGCTGCGATTCAGAATGAAGTCTTTCCAATCATTGATACAATCGCATCCTCGCTTGCGATGGATCTCCCGCAAGTGGAGGCTCTCGACCAGCGAGAAAGCTCTTATAAGGTCCCTGACCGCCATCAAGACCCTACGTTCGCGGGACGACGGATCGCCTCTGCGCTCAACTTCTTCGCAGAAGAAGACTCCCTGGATGAGACCCTTAGAGAACTAATCCTTCATTCGCTCCTGTTTGATATGAGCGTAATCAAGGTCATGTGGTCTGTTGAACTTGGCAGGCCCATCTGGCGTACCAAGCTCCCGTGGGAAGTCCACTTCGACCCCAACGCCAAACGCGCCTCAGATGCAATGTGGGCCTTTGAACGCTTTGCGCTCCATATTGATGATCTGAGAGACCGGGTTGATAGCGGAATCTACACCGCGCCGAAGAAGGGAATCAAGGGAGATTCGTACCCACGCTCGCTTGTCCATGAGCACATGAAGGACGAGGCTGAACTGAAACTTCGTGATGCCGGGCTCAAGGAGTATGTGTCTCTTGTCGAGTTCTGGGACTTCAAGGAGAAGAAGCTCTACCACATCCATGTGGATACCGGTCAGCTTATGATGGAATCCGAGATTCCATATGGGCGTCCTTACGAGGTGCTTGTATTCCACCCAGGTATTGGAAGAATCCGGGGAATCCCAGATACGTCACTCATTGCGCCTCTTCAGAGAGACATCAATGAGCTTGTAAGTGCTCGCCGTGAGGTGGTTGCCCGACTTCCAAAGCGAATGTTGATCGACTCCAAGCTGTTCCGGTCTGAGGATGAGTTTGAGCGGTGGAAGAATGCGAAGACGTGGGAGCCTACTCTGATTCATGGTCCACCAGACGGAACTATTGATCAGCATGTGTGGGTCAGCCCAGAGATGGAGACCACCTTTGACTTCAACCGGCACCTAAACCAGTCGATTGATTCCATTCGGTGGTTGCCAGGAATGGCTGATTACCAGCAAGGACAAGTAAAGAACATCCGAACGGCAGCAGAAGCAAACATGATTCGCTCCGCGATTGAAGGTCGGCTGGCTATCCGTTCAAGAAAAGTTGTGCGCGTTGTGACCACCATGTTCCGAAAGTCATTGGATGCCTTCAAATGGGCGCTGGTGAACAAGGACATCTCTGGTGTCAATATCGACAGGCTTTCGCGCCTTGTTCAAACCGATGTGGATGCGCCTACGTTTGAGCGGGATGTATTGCACGGGGCTCCAAACTTCAGGCTGCTTCCGTTCAGCCCGTTGATGGAAGACAAGATCACCCGACGAGCACACCTGATCGAACTCGTCCAATACCTCTCTGCCGCCAGCCCGCTTGCCGATTCAATCGATCAGAGAGAGCTTGCGCGAGAGATTGTCGATGCCTTTGGGTTCAGGCCATCTATCGTGAAGGCAGAAGAAGTTCCCGAAGAGCCACCAGTGGATGAGATGGCAGCACTTGAAGAAATGGCCGCGATGGGAGCACCCATGGAAAATGGTTCAATGCCCCCAGTTGGTATGCCAGAAATCCCCGAAGGTTGACAACTGACCGCCAGGAGAAACAGTCATGTACGATCCGAAAAGTCTTGCCAAAAAAGCCAACTCTGGAGACAGAGAGGCTCTTACCATCCTGATTCTGGATGTTCCGTCCCACGCAATGAAGGGGATGGAGCCAGAAGAGTTTTCCAAGAAGGTGGAAGAGGACGATGTGTTCGCGGAATATGTGAGCAATACGGATCGCCCTTCCAAGGAAATGTACCACCCGGATGATGAGTACAAGGATGGTTCAGAGGACGAAGGGGACGCGGAGGACGGTTCTGTTGCAATGGAGGAGGTCAAGTCTCTCCTCGATTCTTGGACTGAGCGGGATCCAGAAACCGCCGCAGGGTCGTATTACAATGATCTGATGATGGTCTATGAGAAGCACACGGGTTCATCGGAGGAGTAGTCGTGCCGATATTTGATTACTCGTGTGAGTCTTGTGGGGAAACCTTTGAAGAGTTGTTCTTTTCGACAAATGCCCCGCCAAAGTTGATTGACTGTCACTTCTGTGATGAAAAAGCCACGAAACATGATGTCCATCCGTTTAGGCATGTTGGTCCCGTCTTTGAGGATCTTGATGCCTATACAGATGCGTTCTACTCCAAGAAGGCCCAGGCCAACGGGAAGCGGGTCCGCTCATACAAGGATGTCCAACTCTTTGAACAAGAGAATGGCTTGGATCGCATCACATACGGTTCTTCCACACATCTTCAGTCTGTGGAAAAGGTCCATGAAGAGATGCATGAGATGGATCAGATCAAAAAGTCTGATGGGAGAACGGGCGTGGCAGATTACATTTACAAAAAAGAAATGCAAGATTCTACCGGATGGTCAGATTCTAAGTATAAGACTTGGAAGGGTGCCCACGATGTGGCAAAAAATGCTGCTGAGGCCGGCAAAGTTGATATATCTCAAGCAGCGACAGCCCTTCCGGCTGGAACCAAGTAGGAGTTGAAATGGCTATCCCTTCGGAACAAGAACTGGCAGAGATGCCGCTTGATCAACTTGAACAGTTGGTAATGCAGCAGGCCAGTGAGGTTTCTTCCCTGCTTGGTGGTGAAGGGACTGACGTTTCTCCAGCACTTGGAGCACCGCCAGCAGAGGCACCGATTGCCCCGGAAGGTGAACAGTCTGTTTCTCCGTATATGGAGACAGGCGCTCCGCTTGACATGATCTCACCAGACATTATTCAAATGGCTACAACCAAGCTGGTTGAAGCTGGGTTTCTCGATGTGGCGTCATCCGATATGACACCCGAACTTATCCAGGTACTTCAAACTGTGGCGGATTCAGTCGCACCTGGAATCTACAACCTCAACAATGATGCAGACATGATGGAGTTCATCAATGGAATCGCAAACGGAACAATCGTCCTTCCTTCCACCAGAGAACTCGCCGGAGGAGCAGCAGAGCAGCCCCCCGCAGCCGAGCCCGCAGGACTTGACCCCCTTGGAGGACTCCCCCCCGGAGGTGGTGGCGAGCCCATCTACTGAGGTAGAGGCGGATAGCGTCGAAGAAGCCGTTGTTAAGGCCGCTGAAGATGCACCAGAACTCATTGCTACGGAAGACGCTCCCGCTGTTGAGGCAGAGTCGGTTCAGCAAGAAGAACCTGTAAAGGTTGAGTATGAGGCATTGTCAGAGGTCAACCTTTCTGACATGTCTGACGATGTTCGCCAGCACGTTGAGCCCATCATGGCGCTTGTGCAAAACGAACTTGTTTCCCTGAAGAGCCAGAAAGACAGTTTTGAGGCCGCAAAGAAGGACTTTACAGAACTCATTGATGCCATGGAATCCTCTGGCTACGATGTGAAGCCTCTTCAAAACCGCATTGAGGAGCAGTCTGAGTTTATCAACACCATGTCTGAGAACATGATTGATACGGCTTGGCAGGCATTTACAACCACGCACCCTGAGTTTGATTCAATCCCTGAGTCTGCGCGGGAACTTTTTGCAAAGGAGCTTGAACGACTGTTTGAGCGCCACGACGGCAAGACTGTTCTTGATCGGATGAACGGGGCGTATGACTACGCTCTGTGGAAGTCTGGGGTTGACAGGAAAATACTTAATAAGGAGCAGGATGCGCCTGCCCCAGTTCAAGCACAACCCGAGAAGATCGTAAATACAGACGCGAAGAAGCAGGCTGCGATTGCAGATGGCCGAATCGCGACAAGCGCCCCGGTGCGAAGTATTGACGAGATTACCTGGGATGATGTATTGAATAGACACGCCCACTTGTTGGACAGATAGCTGAACCTAAACTGGAGATCTGCTAATGGCACTTCTTGAATACGCGACCCTTACCGTTCCCGATGTAGTGAAAAAGTCCGTTGTGTCTTTTTACAATCGGGACCCTCTTCTCAAGGCTCTTCAGAGCCGCATGCAGGTCAAGCGATCTGGTGGAACGCAAGTTCGCGTTGTCCGCGTCAAGTCTGGTCATTCAGATGTGACAGAGATTAACGCTACGAACATTACTGTTCCGCTGGCAAAGCGTGAAACCCTTAGTGCGATGACCGGTGACTGGGCCAAGTACATCAAGCCCATCATCCTTCCTCACGTTGACCGTGATCGCATGTCCAGCAAGGAAGAGGTCAAGCGGTTCGTTCAGGACGAGAGCCAAGCAGCAATGCAGTCTCTCAAGAACGACGTTGTTCGTCAGCTTTACATCGGAAATGTGAGCACGTTGTCTGGTCTTGGAACCTTGAATGGGGTCAAGGGCACAGGAACGTCGTCTGGTTTTACCAACGGCGCGTTGATGTTCAACACCCCGGCGGCTCAGGCGGCGTCTGCTCGGACGTACCTCAACGAGACCCGCGTTAATGATACGACCAACTTTGTGGACAACTGGTTCAACCAGTATCAGGCTGGAGCCACCCCTGGTGTTGACTTCTTGACGAAGGCCGAAGAGTTGAAGATCACTGCTGATACTTATGCTGATGATGAAGAGGGAATCTCCCTTGCCGTCTTGAGCATTGCGGATCATGTGCTGATTGGAGATGAGATCCGAACTGTTGGTTCTGGTGCTGGTCCTCAGCTTATGTACACCGTGGGTGATCTAACCTCTGGAAAGTCTCACCCGACCGTTCACATGGTCAATGGTGTTCAGTACCATGCCAATCGGTGGATGACAGATGCCGGGATGGCTGATGCTGCCGGTACGTCACTTGTAAACGGCGTGTACTTCCTGAACCCCAATACCATTGAGTATTGGATCAACGCGAACAACGACTTCCGGGTCACGAAGTTCTCCGATCACTTGGAAACCTCGAATGTGGATGCGGACGTTGGTTACATCATTCTTGAGGCTCAGTTCGCTGTGACGAACCTCATGGCTAACGGTTGCTCAAGCGAAGCGGCTCTTTCTGGACCGTAATCCTGATTTTGAACATTTCGCCGCCCCCGAGGGGGGGCGGCACATTTGGAGTTTTTCATGCCTTATGATTCTAAAGCCTACCTGAGCACCCCAAGCAGCACTTCTACGGAAGCGCTTGGTGTCGTCGGAGAAATCCGCGAATACATTGACGCGACATATGGAAAGCAGTTTTACCGACTGGTAAAGAACACTAGTGGTTCTGATATTGCTGCCAATCTTGCTGTTGTCTACGCCTCCGGCTCAAGCGTCAACTGCGCCTTGTCTGGAGATGAGGCCGCCGCAGCCACCGTCGCTGGTATTACCCAAAACATTATTCCCGCCACTCATTATGCTTGGGTTTGCTGTGGTGGGGCCTGTAAGGCAACCAGTGGTGCTGCAATCGCCGCAAATGCACTGGTTACCACAGATGGCACTGCTGGATTGGTTGACGACAACACGACAACTGGGATTGAGCACTGCATCATTGGTGTTGCTCCTTCTGCGTTTAGTGGTGCAACGACCGGGACACTCCGTCTACGCGGACTTATGTAGCCATTGCATCGCAGCAATGTGTAAGAGTCCTCCGAGGGTGGTATGCTCTCGGGGGACTTTTGTTTTTGGAGTAAGCCGTGAATCTTGCTGACCTGAGAGAAGCCATAAGAGTCCGTACTGGCTACCCCGACAGGGGGGATGCCGGAGACAAGAGGATCAACAACATCCTCAATCAGTGCTTGAGAAAGCTGTGGGGAGAGGTTCCAGATGCTCTTCTTCGGGAAGAGTACAGGTTTGCCCTTGAGAAGCCGATTGATCTGACTGTATCTGTTGATACGACCAATCCTGTCTCTCGCACACTTTCGTCCACAGCAGCTACGTCTTTGTTCCCTGAAAAGACAACCACCGTAGTCGCTCGTTGGATTGAACTACAGGATGCCAATGGGTATTGGTTGCAGCGTCGAATCGTGGAGGCATCCATTTCTTCCACATCGTATTTTTACCTAGATAAGCCTGTTCTTTCCAGTGATTTCACAGACCACACGGCTGTGTCTGCCAAGATTTACACGAAAGAGTATCCATATCCGGCAGATGTCCAGCAGATCCGTGACGTTGTTCTCAATCCTGAGAGCAATCCTCGTCAGCTTTTACGTTCCCGGTTTGGCCCTGAGATCAGGCGTGCCAAACTTGGCCTTGGCTGGCAAGATGCAGGCAGCATTCAGTTCTATAGCCGTGGCGACTTTTTCCAGCTTCCGGCCCCCAACTACACGCCCTCTGCTGTCTTGGCGGAGAAGGAGCAGGCAGGGGTTTCCTATCGGTGGGGTTACGACTCAGCCGGGGCAGAACAGACAGAGTATGGTCTTGCTGGGACCTTTAGTTACAAGGTGTGCCATGTATGGGGAGATTGGCCGGAACGGCTAGACGTTGCTAGCTTCAGTGGACGGATATCGGCGGGAAGGATTCGCAGCCCGTTCTATATTTCATCACCATCGAAAGCATCTTCCCAGATTTCAGTTGTTTGGGGTGGGACTGCAACAAAGGTTGAGTTTCCAAACATTGAATACTTGTACGGACACGGGCACGATACTTCTGACCCGGCTTACAAGAAGCATGCGATTAAGAAGTTTGTCTTTCGTGCTCGACATGCAAGTGAAGACTCTGCTGTCTCCGGCTCTCTTCATGGAGATGTCCCCGCAGATGGTGTGTACTACCTCTGGAAAGAGGTGGCTGGTGAGACAACGGCCACATACGACCGTGGAGATTCTGACCCGGTGGCTATCGGGTATTCACTGAAGGATTTCACCGGACATCATCACATCCGGTTCGACAAACGGCCCAATGTTGGGGACCATGTGCTTGTTTCTTGCATTCGTCGGCCCACGTTGATGGACAAGGACACGGATGCCCCAAGAATCCCTCCTGAGTGCTACAACGCCCTCATAGAGCTTGCTTGCTCTGTCCTTGTTGGAGATAGGGACGGAAACGTGAAGAGGAAGAGCCTCTACTACGACGCCTACCTCATGGAACTTGCAGAGATGAAGCGCATTTACACCTTCTCTGGACACGAGCGTCCATCATTTGGTGATGGGATGTCTTCTTCCTCTCGTTATCGAAACCCGAACTACCCGGTTGAGGAAGCCTAAGCGTGTCCTGGCCTGACTACGAAGGCAAGACTGTTGGTTTTGCCAAGATCATGGGTGAACTCCCATTGTCTGACGGTAGCCTTGCGTATGAGATCATAAACTTCAATCTCACGGAAGAAGGCTTCCTTGAGAGCAGGTTTAGGATCATGCCACTCATTCCTGATGAGTGGGACAAACGATCCGGTGGGGAGCAGCCTTCAGAGTTCAGGAGTGGGGTGCTTGCCATGAAGCACTTCAAGTACGATGGTGAGTCTCCTGAACTGCTGTTTCTGACCAATGATGGAGTGTTTCGGTACATGCCAGGGTTCCGATCTGGGCAGATGCCGTATGGGTCTGGATACCCGGCTGGGGCGGCTGGTGTTGGGTACGGGCCAGAAGCTGCGTCAGACCCGACATCCCACGGTATCCATGAGGAACTGTACACGGACGAAGACAACAACTCGCATTCCGTTGTGCCGCAGGGAAGTCTTGCCTTTCCGCCTCAGATGGAGACTGTTGGAAACAGGGTGTACTTCACATTTTGTGATGGTGGGCAAGCGTTCGTCTGGGACGGAAGCCGCATTCGTGACTTTGGCTATTCAATGGTTCCGTCTCCACCGGCATCCCTTGGGCCAGCACCAAATCCTAGCACCCTCGGTGGTTGGGCAAACGGTGGAGGGTTCTCCAATGGTGGTCGGATTGGAACGCTAAATCATACCCTTGCAGCCGTTGATGAAGATAATCAAACGGCGGTTACAACTGGTGGGATCCAAAGCGGTCTTTGGTATTATGCGGTCGCGTTTGAAAACACCGATGGTGCCTACTCAGCTACCTCAGATAAGGGTGGTCGGGTTCAAATCTTCCATCACGTTGTTCCGGTTGGAAATGTCGGCAAGTCTCAGGGCATTGACTACGTTCTTCGGTCCTTTTGGGTAAATAGCATTCCAAAGGGTCCCGCAGGAACTAGGGCCCGGGTGATTCTTAGGACGATGGACCTTCGGAACCTCCCAACGGGAGCCTCTGGTGTGTTGCGGTTTCTTCATAGGATTCCGAACAATGTCTCTACCGAGTACATCGACAGCATCCCAGATGGTGAGCTTGGGCTTGAGTGGGAAGATCGTCGTTCTGTGCCTGTTGGGTTCTACTTTATGAAGTTCTTCAGTGGCTCTATGTTCATTATGAGGACAGAGCAGGCCCCTGCCAGGGTTTGGTGGAGCGAGCAGGGGAACCAAAATGGGGCGACACCAGAGAGCTTTATCTCGTCGCATTGGCGTGATGTGTTCCCAGAAACGGGCCCAATCACAGGTTCAATGCCTGCGTACATTGGCGACAAGAACATCATGTTGATCTTCAAGGAGAACGCCACCCACTATGTGACCGGAGACTACCCGGAATGGGGCTTTGGTACTGTCAGTCGATATGCCGGATGTGCTGGTCCTAATCTTGCCCAGGTTTCCCCGGATGGCTCAATCGTTTGGTACGGGAACGGCACCTTTTGGAAGATGAGTAACGATGGGTCTGCTGTAGACATTGGTGCCCCTGTTCGTCGGAGACTGAGAAAGGTCAATGATGAGAAGGCAAAGTTTGGTGTTTCCTGGGTTGATCGAAGAACAAAAGAAATGACCTTTGTTCTTCCTTCTGGGGTAAATACAAAACCAAACCTACAGTTTGTTTGGGACTATCAGAACAATGGATGGCGTCTTCGCAATGAAATGAAGATGGATTGTGTTGAGTTGGTGGACGATCTTGTTCTTGTCGGTGGATCGTGGCGGGGACGCGGGCCAACAGGGGTAATCAATGCCGCCACAGAGGACCCAATCACTACGGTATGGGTATATGGTCGCGGGTACCCAGGATACGACCCGTCTGGAACGCTTGATGCAACCTACACCACTGGGTGGATGGGGTTCAGTGCTTTTGGTCCAGAGTTCCACGATACCCACAGGGCAGCAGAGGCTATCTTTACGATGGAGGAGCGCTCTGGGCGTATTGGTACGGTGAAGACGTACATTGATTGGAGCCGGGACGATACAGTTTCAGATGACCTTGAAGTTGCGCTGGTTCACCCTGAGAACAACTCTGTTCCTGTGTTCCTAGTTCCTGGTGGCGTCTCTCAGGAGACAACCAATACGGTGACGGCTCAATACGGCATTGATAAGTATCGAACAAGACGCCCGTATACGCATAGATTGCCGATTGACATCCCTTCCTGTACGGTCTTCAGCCTTTCGCTCACGGCCTCAGCGATTGATAGCCCAATGGCCCTTATGAGCATTGATGCTTATGGGCCTACAACGAGCCTTCCCGGGTCTCGTTCGCCAAACATCTATGAGGGCAGCAAATGAGCATCTTTGTCCCTAAAGGCAACTTCGTTAATGATGTTGTTGACCCTGACGGGGTTTCTGAAGAGTGGGACCGGGCGAAACAGGTTGCTGATAACGCCACTAACTGGCAGTTTTGTTCTCAGGCTGCTGGAAGGATCCGCTCTCAGGATGTGGCCTCGAATGGGGAGACAGTAGCCATCATTCAAAAGCATGCTGGCGGGTTGATTGGTGCTGGACACTGGAGCTATCCCCACCAGGATGGGAGGCTCTTAAAGCACGAGAATCGAACGACGGATTCGTCATCGTGGTTAATCCCATATTTGAAGGGCTGGAGCGACCTCTTTGACGGCGAACTAAAACTTACATGGACAGCAAAACATGCTGAACTTGTGATGATTGGATTTTCGTTTTGGTGGTATCGGTTGTCGTCTGAGACAGCAGGCGCGGATGACTTCTACTTTGAGGAGAATGTTAGCCCAAGAATAAAGACCGGTATTAGTGTTGATGGAACTATCATTGAGGGAACAGGCCCTGGATGCAACGTCCCTGTATCAAAGCGTGGTGTTGCTTTTTCAAATGGTTCCCGTGAGAAGAGCGTAAGAAGTGTAAGCAATACGGTTCAGCTTCTTCCCGCCGGTATTCACACCATCTCTCCCGTGGCGGCACAAGGCCCTGCGGCGTACATAGACGATAAATCTCTCTTTGAGGTGGAGACTCTTGGGTATTTTTCCCACGGTCAAGCTGCCACTTCAACGGGTCCATCGGCTGGTGTCGCTATCGCACAGGCGAACATTCACGTTATTCGTTTTCCGCGTGGAAGGATGTTGGGGTAAACAATGGCGATCAAGTCTGGCGAAACGATTAACTTCAGGGATCTTGATGCCCGTCAGGCTTCGATTGGTGACCAGCTAAACAATGGTCTCTCTGGGGAGCAGATCGAGCGTGGCGCTCTCGGGCGGGAGCACATTGATGATTCTGTTCTTTTGTGCTCAAGAAACGTCGATGTCACTGGTACCGTTCTAATCAACAAGCATATTGCGTATCCAGAAACCGCCCCAGGCCCACACTGGGGGTCTCCAGCAGCGGGAGACTCAGGGCATAGCTGGAACTGGCACATGAATGAGAGAGTCAGGTGGAGAGAGGCATCTAACTATGCCTCGGTACTATCTACGACAGAGGAAACGGATGGGTACGGTGCTGCCGAGCATTGGTATATCGGAAATGATGGGGAGCCGTTTAGCATCCTGTTCTACTTGAACGCCGAGATTGTTCGGCCGCTACGGTGGGACAAGACCGAGTGGAAGAGTTCCTCACGGCTTTGGACCGGCACTCGATTTTGGACAAGTGTTGTTTATCGTTTGAAGATTAACCAGAGTGCCCCGAGTCTTGAGTGGTCCCCGGACTATATGCTTGGCAGTACTGCCGCAGAGTACAATAAGTTTGGGTTTGATGAGACTGGTGGGGTGAAGAGGCGTCGCGGGATCAGCAGCCACACAACGATTGGCTCTATTCATGCCTATCAGGACATTCAGTTCATCAATCAGGACTTCATTGATAGGCTTGCAACGATGAATGGGTACATTGCCAGATCAAACAATCTTATTCTAAACGCTGGCCTCGGTCCTGCATCATTTGGTTGGCGGCTTATGGCCGGGTCTGATCGGTGGGATGGAACATACAATGATCCTGTAGATGATCTGACCACGGTTGGAAGTGCGGCGCATTTTGAGCCCTTAAATGGCTCTGCTTTTCACCTTGGTTTTGGTAATGTTGGATTTACGGCACTTCGTTACGATGGACCAAACCCGATTGCGGGAGAATGAGGTGATGTATGGCTGAGTTTGCTAATGCCTTTCACCCTGCCGGTGTCGCTGCTGGAATATCAACGGTTGATGTTGATGAGATTTACGGGTCTGCGATTTACCGACCAACAACCACCATTTCTGACTCTGCTGGGGTAAACCCGCACACGTTTGAGGCATTGAATGGTGGACTAACCAGCAAGAACATCGAAACGGTAACCGCAGAGGCGTTCAGGGCTGGTACGTTTGCCCGTGGGTTTTACTACGGGTTCAACTTTCAGGATTCACATCACTCAGCACAGCATTCGCCAGATGATGTTTCAATGAGGCCAAGTACGACCCTAACGTCCAAGAAAGAAAAGCCACCAGCAAATAAGGTGTTCATACCTCACCCTTCTTTGTGTGCTTCTTTCTGGTGCCCATGGGAATCGGTTGGCCTAATCAGCCTTCAGGGTTTCTTCGGAGGAAGGCTAACGAAGTTTTCATACGATCCTGTGACCTCCACCCGCACCGATTTCGACAAAACACACCATAAGGATGGAGAAAGTTGGCGTTTCCGTTTGTTTGTAAACGACGAGATACAGTACGGTTCTCGGTTTTACCTGCGCTCAACACGGGTGGAGGATAGAAAGAAGGTGGAGAAAGGAGCAACCCAAAAGTTCTCAAACTCCCCCGGGTCTGAGTACAGGTTTCGATGGCATCAGCGGACTAGGCTTGTCAATCTCAGGAGGGGGTACAACACCATCGCCCTCTCCATTTGGCCGCTTGTTTTGCACAATGCCGCAGGAACTAAGCACTACAACATGCCAAGAATACAGACTTATTGTGGTGGGATCTCTGTTCTCGCCATGAAGCAGGGTTCGATACGTGCCCATACGGGCCTTTCACCACAGCCGTTAGAGTATTACTCTAGACAAGCAGACGTTCCACCAGAAGCAACGTCTGGATAAGCAGGAGAACCCATGGCATCAACAACCGCCCCCATGTCCTCTGTCCCCTCTGTGACCCCGAAAGCAACGGCTGAAACGGCTGGCGCCTCTACATGGCTCCAGCAGTTTGCGGCACCGACTGCTGGCGTTTTAGTTCCCGCTGGCATTGCAGCACTTCAGGCCCTCCCAGGAAAGTACATTAAGTCGCAGCAGGAGAGAAACCGCCTCCAGGCCCAGGCCCTTCGTAAGCATGGGGCACAGCTAACTAGTACGGACATTTCTGAAGCCCAACTTGCTGGTGAAGCCCATGAGCGCAAGGCGCGGGCCATGGCCTCCCGTGGTTCTGCTTCTGGTGGCCGCTCAGGGCTTGATGTTGAGCGAGCTAGGGATGTACGCCGCCAGGGTGCTCAAAAGACCGCTATGAGGCTTTCTGAGGCTGGCAGACGCCGCCTTGGTGAGTACGCCGCTAATCTTGGTACGTGGCAGAAGCAAGCCGAGTTCCTGGGGAAAGAGGCTGTTGGCAGGAGAGCTAGATTTTATGAAACCCTTGGCGGTATTGCTGCATCAAAGCCATCAGAGAAGCTGTTCGGTGAGCTTGGAAAGCTGAAAAGGAAGAAGAAGGTTGAGAAGTTTAAGACGGGAACCCAAGGCATTGAACCAGAGATGGGAACCGAGGAGGTGGGCTGATGGCAGAGCCTTATGAGGGAACTGGTGCTGGGGCGTATTTTGCTGGACAGCATACGCTTTCTGAAAGCCAGTTGGACCCAGAGACCGAAGCCAAACTGAGAAGGCATTACGCAGAGGCGATTGCTCTTCTTGCAAATACGACCACCAAGATGAAAACAGAGGTCATTGAGAGCCATTCAAACCTGGGGGTTGCGTATGCTCAGGGCTTGGCGAGGACTCTTGGTGCCATTGCCCAGATGTCTCAGGCTTCTGCTGCCGGACAGGCCGCAGCGGCCCAAATGATGAGCGCCGTCTCTCCTGTAATGGGCAGGTTTCTTCAGGTTACTGGCGGAACGATTGATACGAAGCTGGACAATAAAATACAGGGCGCACGCCAACAGCTTGGTACACAGCTTGTAAATACTGCGAACAACACACTTGTTGACCAAATCAAGGGTCAACGGCCGGAAGAGGCGGCAGCGACAATCATGGAGTCGTATTCAAATACCATTGCCAATGGTTATCGGAACGTCTTGACTCCTCACATAAATAGCGCTGTCCAGAAAGGAACAAAGGGCGATGTGTATCGCATTAAGGCGTCTGCGAGGGCCCCTGCTGATGCCATTGCAAGTGAGGCTTTTGATCGGTTGATGAATCAGATTGATCCGGCTGTCGCCAAAGAACTCCGCGCAAACAAAGATATGATTACTGTTGGTTCAGTAACGAAGGGCTTGACCGCTGGCGGCGACGTAAACTTTACTTGGACAAATGAGGATGCCGCCTTTGCCGCAGAAGAGTTGCGGGTGATGGCCCCTGAGATTGAGCGTGCGTGGGAAAAGGCCATGTCGGCCGGTGTTGGAATGCCGGTTGAACTCGTAAAAGAGGCAATGTCTTCTTTGGACATGATGAAAGAGGTCGTTGAGGCTGGTCCAGAGGAGTATGCAAAGAAGGTAGGTAAGATGCCTGAGCCTCTTGAGGTTCAGAAGGCCAAGCAAATCCTCATGGAAGGCTTGCGCTCTCTTGACCCGAGAGACCCTTTGGTTGAGGCAGTTGAGGGGTATGCGGCGGTTGTCCCGCACTTTTACAAATGGGCTGGGGCAATGGGGTTCACTGATGCGACTGCTGCTGTGAACTATGCTGTGGACCACCCAGACGAAATCATTCGGTTTGTTCAAATCTCCAGAGAGAACCCTGAGATTGTAAACATCTCTGACACGGAGGTTCCTCACGAACTTGCTGGTCGTCTTCGACAAGAGGGTATCTACCAAACCAAGGGCCCATTCAAGACCAAGTTCCTGAGCAAGAAGATTGAGCGGATTCTTGGTTTTGGGATTGTCCCCACTGGTGGGTACCAGTCATTCCCTGGAGACACAAGCGAGGAGAAGCTGGATCAGGCCATTGCGTATGCAGATGCGGGACTTGATGTCTACGACGATAAGCTGGCACTTGCTGAAGGGCGTAAGGGCAGGAAAGAGGCCAAGGAGTCGGCCAGAGAGGCTCTTGCTGGAGCAATCAGGGGTGATGAGGCTGCTCTGAGGGACGCACAAGACCCGGACACGTACTATTTGAAGGACCCTGAAAACCCGAGCGATTTGTATGAGGTTACGCCTGACCTTTCTGGTGGCATAAGCATTCGTGCAGCGTACTCCCCGGACTTTGCCCCAGAGGGGATGGACTTGAAGGAGAGCCAGCAGGAGGCTGTCCGTAAAAGGCTTGGCATTACCACTGCTGAGGACGCCGAGAGTTCACCCCATCGGTTGGCTGATGATGAGGACATTGGAGAGCCTGAGCTTACGTTTGATGCCCCTCCGGGTGGACCCCAAGCAGAGATCACCTCTCCAGAGGCACAAGCCTTTATTGAAGAAGCGGCCATTGTTGGCGATAAGCCAGCAACATCACAGAAAGAGCTTCGCAGGTTGCGCCGTGAGGCTGAAAGAGCAAAGAGGCGCATGGGTTTTGATGTTGAGGAAGGCCGCAGCCCGTCCGTTTCTACGCAGTTTGGCTCTCGTCTTGAAGAGGGGCGCGCTGGTAGGTTG